CGGAACATACGGATTGTCGGTCGAGAATCCCACCACCCTCGCATTGTGTGGGATCCCGTCAAAACGTGCTGCTAGTGCCGAAAGTCTGGAAACCGCGTGACATCGTCGAGCGTATTCATCTGTTAACATTGTGCAAACTCCGTTTGGAACAAGTGGAACAGGGGAGCAGGTCAGTTCAAGAACATTCCGCCTAGGCGGTCACATTCGTCGGACGATTTGTTGTCGGCAACGAATCTCTTGACGTGATTCGCCAGGCTTTCGAGTTGTCGCACGCGTTTGACCATTGCCCAAGCCTCTTCGACTGGGATGATCTCGTCGGATCGCAGACGCGCTCGCAGGTTTGCTAGTTCGTTGTTGGTCATCGTGCAATCCTCCGTTTGGAACAAAAGACAGTGATACCGTTATAGACTCTTATCGGTCACACTGTCAACACTGCCACACCAATAATCGCTAAGAATAAAAAATAGTGGTAGACCTGGAGCGATTACGACATTAACCTACGAGGCGGGCACGGGGGTCAGCCGGAATTCTTTCGACGCCGATTGCCCGAGTGGTATCTATCAGCCAGCGCAATCGAAACGCCTCACAAGCTAACCTCGAGCACCGTTTTGACCGATCTGAGCACGTTTTGACCGATTGCTAGCGATCGGACAACGTGCAGCTGGCCACGATCAACCGCATCCAAACGCGTTGACCTAGTCCAGGCGATCACGCGTTGATACCAACACGTCAGTTAAACCCCGTTCATCACCTATCGTCGCCACGATACAACGACAAGACGTTCTACCATCGCAACAGCTGCACGAAACCGCATCAATCCCGTATAGCGTTTCAAAGGGTCAACCATTGCAACGGGGTGCAGCTGCAGCGTAGTGGCACCAGGGGTGGGGTGCAGTGATGGTGTGGCGACGGTTTAGGGTGTGTGGGTGGGTTGTAGCGTCAATCGATCAACCGCCAGATTCGAACCACCCCCCCGCCCCTCGCTCGCCTCTGGATCCAATTATGTCGTCCGCCGCGCCAGCCGTTTCAGAACTGTTGCGATAGCAAGTCGGTTGGGTTAGGTTGTTTGCGAAGGAGAGCGAGTTATGGGTAAAGATCGTCGGATGTTGTTGAAGGAGTGGTTGGACAAGACGCGTGGTTGGGACGCCTGGACGGCAGAGCGTGACTTGCATGTACGAAGCGGCATGGACGCGGAGGCTGCCCACTGGCGAGCGGCGAAGGATGTTGGGTATCCGGGCGGTGTACCGCGAGTGACGGGCGTTACAGGCGTTTCTGGGCCATCTGGGGGGGTCTCTCAGACGGTGGAGAAGGAGTTTGGTGGTGGTGGTGGTATACGAGGTGATTTCGACTGGGTTTACCGTCATGTGAGTGTGTTATCGGCAAAGGTGAGTGATGCGCCGAGTTCTGGTGCGTGGGGGTTATTGCAGTTTGCGAGGAGTGATCCGAAGTCGTTTTATGTGAAGTGGATGGACATCTCGAGTCGTCAGGACGACCGGGAGCAGTTGATGGAGGGATTTCGCGAGGACACGACTCGTCGAACGGACGAGATAGCGGAGATGTTGCGGAACATTCGGGGGGCGAGAGATGACGGACAGGGAGGTGATTTGGCGGATGCAGTTGACGTTGAAGGTAATGGGAACTCCGAGACCTCCGAGCGACGCGACGATGCCGGAGTTACGGAGGTCGTTACTGGTATTGATCCAGTCGTTACAGGACCGAGCGACGTTGAATGAGGACCAGGCTGAGTCATTGCGATGCTGGGTAAGTTTTGCACCTGGTGACGATTTACTGGAGGCGTTTGATTCACCTCGAGTGTCGTTGAACGAGGATCCGTGGCCGAGTTTTGGTTTGGAGGGTGAAGCTGATGTTGAGTGAGTGGGACATACTGCCGTGTCCGTTTTGCGGTGGTCAGCCTGACATGCGTGAGCAGGTGAGTGAGAAGCTGGATGGTGACGAGGTTCTGCATTACCAGTTAGCGTGTTTGGAGGGTCGTACCCGTTGTCACACGTCGTGGTATACGGACGAGAGTCGTGCAGTGGGTGCTTGGAACAGTAGGGCTAGAGGCGTCAAGTGATGTCTGACTGTCCGCAATGCGAGATGCCTGTACAGGAGTTCCAGTTTGCTGACGATGTTGGCGAGCACTACCGGTGTCGTTGCGGTGAGTATTGGGTGGAGGAGGACGATGCGTAGTTGGCTGCTTCGCGTGTTGTCCCGCGTGCTGTGCTGGTTGAGGATGTGGTGATGGACGTGGTGGAGCAGGGTCATCGGATACCTGGGTCGCGTCATTACCGCGACTTCTGTGCTCGTTGCCGTGCTGCTTTGCGGGTCAGCAGCGATCGTTTGAGCGATGCCAATTACTGCGAGGACTGCGATCCAGGCCAGCCTCCCTCTTATTGCACGGACCTGACTCCACTCCCCGCATGCGTCTTGTTTTGCAGAGGGGGGGGGGGTGTCTAGCGAACCACGAATTGCTGGGAAGCGTGGCCCGGTTCGGGGTCGTTGCCTTGAGTGCGACGTATTGTTTCGGTCCTACGACAGGAAGAAGAAGTTCTGTTCAATCGCCTGTTACGCCAAGTCGCCTCAGATGAAGGAGATGCTGCGAGTCCGCAACGAGAAGAGGGCGGACAAGGCCAGGATCAAGGCCGGTCTCAAGCCTGGCGAGCGTCCCTCCAAGCGTTGTTTGGAGTGTGACGAGAAGTTCTATGTGCAGCCTCATGCGTACAAGACAAAGAAATACTGCTCCCAGGTGTGCTACCGGGCATACATGGCGAAGCGGTTTGATCGCTGGATTGCCGATCCGCAGGGCATAGCTTTGCCCCAGTGTTACGACGAGTTCCTGATCAAAGGAGAATTGCCTTGTCTTGTTGAGGGTTGCGACTGGATTGGCGAGAACCTTGGCAATCATGTGAATTTTACTCACGGGATCACGGCTAGTGAGTTCAAGAAGATGGTCGGATTCAATGAAAAAACCGGCCTGATCACTCCTCGCCTGTTCAAGATGTTCTCTGAACGTGCCAAGAAGACTATTGCCAAGCATGGCGTTTCTGCTGCTTTTCTTGAGAACAATGGTTCCTCGGTCGGTCCACATAAACGAAGTCTTGAGGCGAAGGAGCATTCCAGCAAGGCATTGGCTCTTCGTGTTGCTGAATACGATGGGTCCACTGCCAGCACGTCCTTGTGCCGGCAGTGCCAGAAGGAATTCAAGCATGGTCCCCTTGCCGTAGCTCGCTTGTATTGCAACGACGCCTGCCGTACTGCGTATTACCGTGAGCGCAGATTCGATCTGTCTTGCAATCATTGCGGTCTGGAGTTTCTTGGCACAAGTTCTCAGGAACTCAGGGTGAGGCGTGAACTCCCTGTTTTCTGCTCGAATTCGTGCAAGGGTGCGAGGAATATCGCGGTTGGACTTCCCAAGAGACGCGAGACGTTGAAACGAAAGGCGAGACGGGATGAGTGAATGCACGCACGACGGTGACCATTGGTGGCACCACGACGAGAAGCGTTCGTACTGCTGTGCGTGTCAACAGGCGTGCGATCCCAGTCCGGTGAAACCGGCACCGGAGGGTTCTCGTCGCTACGGTATGCGTCAGGAGGGTCCGATCTTCGGGTTCCATACAGACTACAGCGGCTACCAGATCGACGGTGGTCACTGGCATTGCGGGGCTGATCAAACATGAACACATTAGGTGTGGAAAGGTGTGGGTTTAGTCATGACACTCCCTCGGACAAACTGCTCGGACAAACTGCTCGGACAAACTGAGTTTGTCCGAATGCCGTTTCCTTTCGTTTCCTTTCCTTTCGTTTGGTCCCTCTGACATGTCAGTAGCCCCGATTCTCGAACCGAGCGGATCCAAGGAGACCCCCTGCTACAAGGCGGTCCCGAAGGGGTTTGAGGAGAACCTGGAGTATCGGCGGAACTTGCTTGAGACGGCTGCGGATAGCCGTGAGGCTCAACGCAACATCTGGCTGGCCTGTTCACGGGATCTGCTGTTCTACATCAACGCATTCGTGTGGACGTATGACCCTCGGAAGATCGCTGACGGGCAGAGTCCCAAGTTGCCGTTCATCACCTGGCCGTATCAGGACGACGCATTCCTGGCTCTGAGCGAGTCGATCGGCAAGACGGACGTGCTGATTGAGAAGAGCCGGGACATGGGTGCGAGTTGGATCTGCCTGACGCTATTCGAGTGGTGTTGGCATTTCAGGGATCTGCAGAGTTTCCTGATGGTGTCGAGGAAGGAAGGTTTGGTTGATGGGACAGGGGACTCGTTGTTCTCGCATGTGGACTTCATCCACAAGAACATTCCAACGTGGTTGATGCCGGAGATACGTCGCAACAAGTTGAAGCTGTTGAATCTGACGAACGGGTCGAAGATCGAGGGTGAGAGTACAACCGACAACATTGGTCGCGGTGGTCGTCGGACGGCGATGTTGATTGACGAATTTGCGGCGTTCGAGAATGGTGGTTACGACGTATTAAGTGCGACAGCTGACACGACGAACTCTCGGATCTTCAACTCGACGCCGGCTGGCACGGCCAATGCGTTCTACGCGCAGCGTCAGGCCGGCACACCGAGGATGCGTTTCCATTGGTCGCAGCATCCCGAGAAGGCCGCTGGTCTGTGGTACGACGATGAGGGGAATCCTCAGAGCGAATGGTATCAGCGGGAGAAGAAGCGTCGGGCTCACGAGGTGGAGATTGCGACGCAGCTGGACATTGACTACCAGGGGTCGGCTTACCCGTTCTTCGATCCAAAGACGCTGGAGCAGTTGAAAAAGAACTTCGTGCGTCGTCCTACTCACGTTGGGAGCCTGTACGTTGAGGAGGGTTTCCAGCCGAAGTTTGTCGAAGACGATGTTGGGTTGTTGAAGGTGTGGTGTGACCTGGACCGGGACATGAACCCGCCGCGTGATCGGGAGTATGTTGTTGGGTGCGACATCAGCCAGGGGACTGGTGCGAGTGATTCAGCGATCGCGGTGGTTGACAGGTTGAGTGGCGAGAAGGTTGCGGAGTTTTGCAGCAACCGGATCTCGGCGAACAGGTTTGCCGAACTGACCGTTGCGTTGTGTCGCATGTTCAAGGGTGTTGAAGGACGAGGTGCGTTTCTGATCTGGGAAGCGACGGGTCCGGGTCGGACGTTCGGTCGGACGGTAATCGACGAGTGCGAGTACGCGAACATTTACTTCAAGACGGACGAGACGAGTTTGCGTCGAAAGCAATCGGATCGGCCTGGTTGGTTCTCGACAGGTGAGGGGAAGAAGGACTTGTTGATGAACTACCGTGATTCGCTTGTAACTGGCAAGTTCATCAACCCATCGGAGAAGGCGTTGATTCAGGCGGGTGAATTCGTTTATCTTCCCAGTGGTAGGGTTGAACATGGTGGTGCGTCACAGACCATTGACCCGAGTGACAGTAGAGACAATCATGGCGACGTGGTAATCGCAGACGCCTTGTGTGCGAAGATCCTGAGAGAGCGTGAGACTAAGGACAAGCAGAGAGACCAGGATCATGTCCCGGTGATGTCGCTTGAGTGGCGTCGTCGGGAACGGGTTCAGGAGCTTGCCGAGAGTATCAAGTGGGAATGAGGCTGCTGGTGTGACATTTGAATCCCAGCACAACGGAAGATCTTCAGCGGCTGCGGCGATCGGTTGACGCATCGCGGCGGAAGCTGGAACCATTTCGCAGTCGTCATCGACAGGCGATCGAGCAGTACGTTGGTGTGTACTACTCTGACGATGCCGCCGAGCGTCCAGTCCACGTCAACCTGATGGAGTTGGCGTCTCAGATTTACGAACGGAATCTGAGTGCGCGTCCAGCCCAGGCATTGGTGCTGACGCGGAACCCTGAGTTGCGTCCTCTTGGCGTTAAGTACGAACGGATGCTCAACGAGCAGTTGAAGAAGCATCGCATCCACACGCAGATCCAGCGTTGCGTGAAGCAGGCGTTATTTTCTGTTGGGATCTGCAAGGTGGGGGTCGAGGCGGACGGCGAGGTAGATGTCCAGGGTTACAGTTTCGCCCGTACTCAACCGTATGTTCGGAGCGTGTTGCTGGACGACTGGGTCCATGACATGTCGGCACGCCACATGGAGGAGGTTGCGTACTGTGGTCATAGATACCGGATGCGGTTATCGGAAGCGAAGGACAACAAGCAGTTCAATAAGTCGATACGGGACGAATTGCGTCCAGAGGAGAACTACAATTTCAACGAGCATGGTGGCGACGAACGAATCGGGACGTTGGCCTCGGGAGGTAGCCGTATTGAAACGGCGCTTGAGGACACGATCGAGTTGTGGGAGATCTGGCTTCCGAATGAGAGGAAGCTGGTCACGCTCTCCCCGATGGAAGGCCAACCGCCGTTGCGGATCGTTGATTGGGATGGGCCGGATCGTCATATGGGGCCGTACCACATGCTCTGGTTCAACGAAGTAGATGGCAACACGATGCCGTTGGCTCCGGCGATGCTGTGGCAGGGTCTTCACCAGATCGTCAACGGCTTGTACCGGAAGTTGGAACGCCAGTCTAACCGTGCGAAGAACATTGGTGTGACTCGTGGTGCTGATGCTGGTGATGCGGAACGCATCCGTCAGACGAGTGACGGTGAGATTGTCGCGGTCGACAATCCTGATGCTATTCAGGAGAAGAGTTTCGGCGGCATTGACCAGAAGAACTTTGCGTTCATGTTGCAGAGTCGTGACCTGTTCAGCTGGTTGGCCGGCAACCTTGATGCGTTGGGTGGTTTGGGTCCGCAGTCAGACACGGTTGGCCAGGACAAGTTGTTGTTTGCAGCTGCTAACCAGCGGATTGCCGGGATGCAGGACAAGGTGGTGGAGTTCACCCGAGACCTGATCAGGGACTTCGGATTCCATCTCTGGGAGGATCCGTTGCAGACGTATCCGGTGACGGTGGAGTTCGAGGGGGTCCGTCCGCTTGAGATGGAGATCACTCCTGAAGACCGTCGCGGTAAGTCGATCTATGATCACGAGGTAGAGATCGAAGCGTACTCGATGCAGCACCAGTCGCCTGGCGAGCGACTGCAGACGATCAACCAGATTGTTCAGGGGATTATTGTTCCGGCGATGCCGCTACTTCAGCAGCAGGGCATGGAGTTGAACATGACGGCGTTGATGGAGTTGTACGCGAAGTACGCCAACTTGCCGGAGTTGAAGGATCTGGTGCAGCAGAAGGAAAAGGCACCGATGGAAGGGGCGGAGGGTGATTCGCCCGGTTCCGATCGCAATCGTCCTCGCCAGTCACCGGTGACCAGTCGTGAGAATGTGCGTGTCAACCGGCCCGGTGCGGCGAGCCGGCAGAATGCGGACTCGAGCATGATCAGCCAGTTGATGTCTGGGACTAACCAGACAGCTGACGCATTGATGTAGGTGACAGAACGCGACGGAGAAACAACTATGCCGCCAAGAAGACCACCAGCACCACGTCGGAAAACTGCACCACCAGCACCACGTCGGAAAACCGCACCACCAGCACCACGTCGCCAACCTCCACCAGCAGCACCAGAACCTTTTTATATTCCCCCAGGCGGGGAAACGTACCAATACCCAATGATCTACCCTCCCGGCTTCTCGGTTGAGCATGTACCTGATGCCGAGGAACTTAGGGAGCCGGGTGCGTCACGAGTAGACGAGGTCTTGGACGACGACCCAACGGCACCCAGCTATCCCAACAACCCCATCGACTACAACGTCCCGTGGAACGTCGGACCTTACCCGTCGTGGCCTGGATACGACAGACAGGGAATTCATCCTCGTGAGCTTTTTGCATCTTCATCCCCCCAACCCAACATGGCTCCGCCTAGACCGTTCAACGAGTTCAGGCCCGGAGTCGGACCCGGAACTGGCTTTCCACAGCCGTTCCCCTTCAATCCTTTTCAGCAAGGTCAAGGTGAGCCGCCTATCAATCCCGGCTTTAGACCAATGAGCCCCCCCCTGGTTCCCGGCCTTAACCAACCTGGTGGTTACGTCCCGCTCGGCCCCGGCCAACTCCCCGGAAGACCACCCGTCTTCGGTCCCGGTCAGCGTCAAGTGCCACCGGGAGGGCAACCACTACAACCACCGTGGAACCCATCACCCTTCAATCAACAACCGCAGAACCCATTGCTGGGTTCCATCGGCAACATGATGATGCCGAACATGCAAGGAGTGATGTAATGCCCCGTCCACCACGTCCAGGTACTACCTATAGTCGTCCGGGGACCACTGGTTATCGCGACATGGGCGGCACGACACCGGTTCAGTTTGACCCTGATACGGGAGTGATAATCGGGGACACCCCGCCCGGTTACTATCCGCCGGGCTTTGTTCCCGGTCCTACTCCGGGGACGATGCAGACTCCCGGTACTCCGGGTGGCCGATTTGGATCACAAGGTCGAGGGGGCACTAACCCCCCCCAGCCTCCAGGTCGCTCCATCCCGATTCCCGGTCTTAGTCCGGGTCATTCGGCACCGCCTCCCGGTTCTTTTCCGTGGCCTGGTGGTGGTTACGGCACACCGGGCACGCCGGGCGAGATGGGTGACGCTCGGGGAGAAGGAGCGAGACCAGGGACACCGGCCACCGGGCCATACCCGATGCCGTTCGACCCGTCGCAACTGCCCGACTACGGTCCACCGTTGCCTGCGACCTTCCCCGGAAATTTCTGGCCGGATTTCACAGATCGTTTTGGGCCGCGTCCTAACATTCCGAGCAGACAATCCATCGAGGATTATCACGATCAGTATAAGACCGGTGGTCCGTTCATCTCGCCCGATCAGATGTACGACTATGAAACGCCGACTGCTGACGACATACCAGGCGGGGTGCGTCTAGGTGACTTTTTCGACCAAACGAGGGCTAGACAACTACTGAAGCCTATCGGCGAGCAGCGGATACAGGACTCGATTTATCGCAATGAAGTCGACCCGTTTATTGACAACGCTGTCATGTCTGGGATCGGCGGGCTTATTGAAGGAATGCAGCCCAACACGGACTTTCCGGTTCCTAACACAATTTTTGGAGTTCCCGCAGGGATGAAGCCCGGTCCACCTCCGATACTCGATCCTTTGAACTACCCAGGCATA